GGTTTGGTCAACGACATCATGCACGTGGACATCATAGGTAGCAGTAGTGTGGTACTAGATGCGATGACAAAAACAGCACACGTTGGAGCAAAATATTTCATATCGGTTGTCAATCAGGTCACGGGCGAATCAGGAAACATAGAAGCACTGATCACACACGACAACACCACTGGTTATGTAATTTCATACAACGAATTTTTCTCTGGCAACAACAGTCTTATTACCTTGACTGCGGACGTAAGTAGTAATACACTGAGTTTGCGAGGTTCTGCCACAGCAGGTGATAGCACCAAGGTGATAGTTCATAGGGTAGTTGCATTCGGTGATTCAGAGTCAACTGAGGCCAATTCTGACAGCACAAGAAAAGTAATAGGAAACGTTATAACGTCAAGCACAGCTACAACATTTGATACATTTCAATCAAGTGACACCGATGCAGTGCATTATGTGATAACTGGTCAAGGTGGCACTAATGAAAATTACATATGCGAAGCAACAGTGGTGACAGATGGCACAAACGTTTTTGTATCACACGGGCCTAGCATCACTACCAAAACTGGTGAAATAGAACTACTAGAAATCAGTGCTACCATATCAGGAGGCACTGTCAGTGTCAAAGCCGCTTCAACATCTGGAGCCACAGCGGTGCAGGCCTACGCGGTTAGATTAAAGGCACCTACCAATTCCACATCGACAATTGACAGTTTCTCAATTTCAGATTTTAGAGGTGCAAAATATTTCTTATCACTTAATAATCTCGATAGTAATGAAGTCAGCAACATAGAGTGTTTGGTTGTGCATGATGGCACAAATGCATTCATAAATCAGTACAACGAACATTTCAGTGGAAGTGCCAGTCTGTTAAACGGTGACCTTACCGCAGACATCAGTGGTGGTAATCTGAGATTGAGATGTGTTGTGGCATCGGACAATACGAGAGTCACTTTCTACAGAGTCATATTATCTGATGAGCCAAGCACACAAACATTCACCAACACTAAACTTATTGGTGGAGTGACTGCATCTAGCACTGCCACAACAGTTGACACATTCAATGACACATCTATCGACGGAGCACATTACGTTATTATTGGAACTAATAGTAGTGAAGGTGCGGCATCAATTCAAGAAGCTAATGTAATTACAGATGGAACAGGTGCCTTTGTTTCCTCAGGACCATTTGTAAGTTCTAAAGAAACAAATCAGCTGGATCTCACAGCTGAACATGATGGATCTAACACTGTTACATTAAAAGCATCGTCTACATCTGGTGCATCCACAAAGGTTGCGGCATATAGAGTACAAATGCAGGCTCCAACAGGACAAACAGATAACTTGGATACCTTTGCCAAAGGTAGTTTCAGGGGTGCCAAATATTATGTGTCAGCCAAGGAGACCGTGACCGGATACATCAGTAACATGGAGGCCATGGTGGTCCATGATGGCACAAATTCTTTTATAACTGTATTCAATGAACATTTCTCACACGTGTCACTAGTCACTCTGACAACAGACATCAGTGGCAGTGACGTAAGATTAAGATGTGCAGGAAATATACCTGACGTTAAGGTCAAGTTTTACAGGGTCTTGTTGGCGGACAATGAGTCGGGATCAACGGGAACAGATTTCAACACTGTGGCCGCTTCAACGGTATCAAGCACTGCTACTGCTATTGACACGTTTGAGGACACCAGCCACACAGGAGCAAATTATATAATAGTTTCACGTAACAGTGGTGAGAGCACAGCTCAAATTATGGAAGCCACAGTGTTATCTAATGGTAGAGAAGCCTTTGTGCATGAAGGTCCACATGTTTCAAGTAAGGGCACACCTCAACTTTCTTTGACTGCAGAACACAACGGATCAACCACCGTGACTTTGAAGGCCTCTTCTACATCAGGTTCTTCCACAACAGTGAATGCTTTCAGGATCCATATGTTGAGAACAGACAGAGACGCATTTACAACACTTGATACGTTTGCTCACGCAGATGAACAAGCCGCAAATTATATAATAGCAATGAAAGATGCTGACAACAGGGTTCAACTATCTGATGTAATGTTAGTCAGTGACGGCACGGACGCATATCATACTGAAATCGATGTCAACAGTGAGTCAGCAACGGCTCCATTTATTACAATCACATCTGCTGTAAACGGTAGCAATGTTGAATTAAGAGCAGAAAGCACAATAGAGCAGTCCACGACCATTACCAACATATTCAAAATTCCATTGAACAGACCTACAGGCAATCCACAATCAGTTGCCACTTTGGACACATTTGATAAGACCACACATAGAAGTGCGGCATACTTCATAACTATATCAGATTCCAACACCGGCACATTAGGAAACTACGAAACACTTGAAGCAAGGGTCACACATGATGGCTCAAATTCATATATTTCTACTTTTGGCAGAACGAATAGTGCAACCACAGGTGACCTAGTTACGTTTACAACAGATGTCAGTGGAGACGATGTAAGGCTCAGAGGAGCGATAAGTAGTACTAACGCACATAAAGTAACAGTGGTGAGGAGATTAATAAACCTATAATATGTCACAGCTAGTTTTAAATGTAGGACAAAACGCAAACGACGGAACAGGAGATACGTTACGAGATGCAATGATCAAGGTGAACACAAACTTCACCGAAGTGTATACATCAGCAGGTTTTGACCTTACGACAATCGCAGTAACTGGAAATGAGATTAGAGCTACAAGAACTAACGATGATATAGTATTCAAGCCATCAGGCTCCGGTGCTGTTGTTTTTCCAGCAATCAAGATCAACGGAAACAATATCGAAGGCACAAGGTCAAATGAAAATATAAACCTGATACCTGCAGGCACAGGTGGAGTGGTTTTAGGAGCAATTAAAATAGCTGGCACGACCCTAAGTTCAGATGACTCCAGCACGATAAACATCAATGAAGGACTTATAGTCGATGGTTCAATGACTGTATCTGGAACAACAACTTTCCTAGGAGCCATCAATGCAGGCACTGGCAGTACAATAGGAAACTTGACACTTGCCAACGGATCTATCACAGATTCCTCAGGCGCGATTAGCTTTGGCAACGAAAACCTTACAACTACAGGAACAATGACTGCGGCAACAGGTTCTACATTCGGCAATCTAACTCTTGCCAATGGATCCATAACAGACTCTTCCGGTGCTATCAGTTTTGGCAATGAAAATTTGTCTACGACTGGTACTTTGGATGTAAGTGGATTGTCCACACTTGGGGCATTGACGGTCACTGGTGCGATGACTTTCACAAGTGGAGGAGTCACAGTTGATAATTTAAGTTTTAATGATAATACAATATCTTCAAGTTCTAACGCAGACATACGTCTTACACCTGGTGGAACAGGTTCAGTAATCGTTAGTAGCCTAACTATAGATGACAATATTAATATCACTGACAACCATATCAGAGCAACAGCTTCAAATTCAGACTTGGTACTGTCTCCATCAGGCACAGGTCAAGTGGTCATTGCAAAAGCTGACATAGACAGTGGAACAATTGATAACACCGTGATCGGTGGGTCTACAGCGGCCGCAGGAACATTCACAACATTGACAGTCACTCAGGCATTGACGCTTGAGGGAATTACTATTGACGACAACACTCTAAAGACTAATTCTTCTAATGCTAACCTTGAACTGTCTGGAAATGGATCTGGTGGTGTTACAATCAGTGGATTTACATTCCCTGTCAGTGACGGTTCGTCAGGACAGTTTATAAAAACAGATGGAGCAGGAACTTTATCATTTGCGTCAGCAGGTGCAACTTTAAGTCACAGCGATTTGGCAGATGCTACAACGACTGTGGCATCTTCAGCCACTACCACACTGAATACATTTAACAAAACAGTGTATAGAAGTGCCAAATATTTTATATCTATCAAAGATGCTACAAATAGCAGATTTGAGATAGTTGAAGCCAATGTAACACATGATGGTACCGATGCCTATGTGTCTACCTTTGGATCAACAACAAATTACACAGGAGGACTTTGCATTTTTACAGCAGATATCTCCGGTAATGACGTTAGATTAAGAGTAACCAATATCTCAGATGCCAGCACTGTATTCAAATTTCAAAGGATAGCAGTAGACATATAATTTTACATTAGGTTCTTAGAATTACAACTAAATAAACTTATCAAAAGGGGAACTAAACATGGCACAACAAAGTATTAACATAGGATCAAGTGCAAACGACGGAACAGGTGATCCGTTAAGAACAGCATTTGACAAGATAAACGACAACTTTA